CACAGTGTATTCCAATTATCGATTGTTTCCACCGATTTTGCAATAATATTCTTCTCGGCCGCCGATAAATCGGCATCTACCAATGTAGGACTATCTTCCGGCGAAACAAAATGATTTATATATTGCATGGCACAGTTGACTTCGTCCATTACACCTGCTATAACTATCTTTGTTTCATGGGCGGATTTGGGTAATTGAACCGCCGAAGTAGCAAACACCGTCTTTTTAAATTTACCGAAAATATTCGACAGATTAACTATCTTTGACAGCGCCGTCTTAATGCTTCGCAAAAAGTTTAAATCGGTAATAATACTCACATTCTGTAATTTCACAATGAACCCGTTGAACAAATTACTTAACTCGTCCGCGGCTGCCGCAAATTCATTAAAGCCCGACACGTCCACGTCCAGTTCCATTTGTTTTGATTCGGTGGCAATTCGGGCGGCGGCCTCGAACAAACTGGTGTAATCATCAATGGAGCCTTTTCCGTGGAAATCACTGCATTTGAGTTCTCCTGCATATGTGCGAATTGACTCCAACAGAAGACTGGTCTCGCTTTCGGGTTCTACCAAATCATTATATGTGTCGACGGTTTGCTCCAAATTCTGAGTAATTTGTGGGTCATATATTTCAGGTTCGTCGGTATCAAACGTGGTTCGCGCGATTTCTACACCGGTCGCGCTCTTCCCCGTTTCATGCACTATTTCAAAACCAATTCCGTCAATAACGAGGTTTGAGCTAACATCTGTAATGGGGACAATTGTGGGCAAAACAATATTGCATGAGGGGTCAAGAATCACATTTCCAGAACTATCTTGAACGACTTGGTTATGACTGTTGTCATTTACCACCTGGTTATGACTGTTGTCATTTACCACCTGGTTATGACTATTGTCATTTACACCGTGATTTCCGTTGTTGCCATTTCCAGATTGATTACCACTGTTGCCATTTCCAGATTGATTACCACTGTTGCCATTTCCACTTTGGTTCCCACTGATATCGGGTTCGCTATCGGAGTCGCTATTTGACATAGTTGTCATAATAAACGAACAGAATAGGAATTATAGAAATATTTATATACCTAAAATGCACTCATATTTAAGGTTTGCATTACAAACATTAAATAATACTTTACATAACTGTACGATTACCTATAAAAATAGGGAATCGTAATTGGATTTCTAGACAGGGGTCTATATTGTTAGCTATCGCTTTTCTCTCGCTCTCAACATATTAATCTAATTATCACATACACATTAGGACTACTTGTTACAATAATAATAATTCCAATAAAACATAATATAATACGCGCAATACATACACATGCTACGTCAATAAACACATATAATTTACTTGGCCGTTTTACGCACACATCCTCGTTTGTGGGCGGCCAAGGCTTTCAAGTTATTCGCAAAATAACTTTTACATAATTCGCATTTTAATCCCGGTTTGGGAATTGGCGCCATATACTTGGACGATAAAAATCGATCCAATGCTGGTAGCTTCAATTCGTCGATTTGGGATAAGACCTTCTTCTGGTGTTCCTTGAACACTTCTGCAATCGCCGATTTTTGCGAGAGAAATGTCTGGTAATCATTGTTGATAATATCGAGGATATCTTTGGGAATCGAATATTCGTTCTCCGTTTTGCCCTGGTACTGCGACAAACGCGACAACAATGTATCGATAATATCCACTGCAACCTGTATTTTCGCCGGATTGTATTCGACTTTATGAACATATATAACAATATGACTGTTGTGAATATCGATTTGATAGTTCTTTTTGGCCGAAATGCCGCTCATTTGAGACAACACAATCCCATGACAATTCTTATCATCCACCGTCTGCAAAAACAACGAAATATCATCGCAACCAATATTCGTATCCTGGGTGAAATTTTTGATGATAATGTTCGATTTGCGCAGGCGCTTCAACATAATCTCGTCTTCGTTCAAATCGGGCGGTTGTAGAATTTCCGCGCTGGAATAGAGTTCGGTCAATACGGAAGTTAGCACTTTACTATCGTTGAATGTTGGCGAGATGGACCGCTGCGATTGTACCAATACATCCGACAAACTGGTTAATAACTGTTGGTGCTCCTTGGCGGAAGTAGTTTGGATAGATTTCAATGTGTTGATATTTGCATTGATGCGGTCTTCACTCGCACTAATAAACGTGAATACGGGCTGCTGTAGGTGCTGGAACATCCCGGCAACCTTCATTTCAAAGTTGGTAATGAATTCTTTGACCGAGCCCTTATCCACATGTTCAGTTAGCGTGTTTATGTCTTGTGAAATCGATTTACAGAAATTGGTTATCGAATCGTTGATTTGATTATACAATATATTTTGATTTTTTGGTATAACCGTAGTAAGTATCGAATGCGTTTTATCGAGTAACATCTTATTGCTGGTTTCTAAGAGTGTGCATAAGTGTTGTTGGTTATTATTTGATGTGACGATTGTGCGGATTTCATCAATATAATCTTGTTTGATGTTTTCGATTTCTTCTACGAATGAGTCGACATCTGGTGCAGGTGTTGGTGAATTGGTCGATGTACGAGACAGGGTTTTAAGTAATTCGACGATAATTCCGTTGATAACTGCAAAATCGTATTGTGGATTTTTGTCGTAAAATTCGATGACGCTCTGGTCATCGATATATAATTTGTGCGTGCTTGGCATACAGTCTGAACCTATATAGTAGAAATAGATTATAAATTTTATATCTATTGGGCAATTTAGTTATTTAGGTGTCTGAGTCTTCAGTGAGCGAACTATATTCTTCAGGTTCGTGGGTTATGGGCGGTTTTTTATAGGCTATTGGGCGTGTTTGTGGCAAAACAATTGGATCGTATTGATTCATTGAAAATGTGGCGGGTTTATTGCGCGATTTTCGCGAATATATCGGCGGATTATTGGACATGTTCTCCGTTATAGAATGAATAGTTGATTCCATAGTTTGAATTTTCGTTTCTAGTGTTTGAATTTTCATTTCTAGAACAGATATGCGGGTTGTTAACTGAGAACAGTGATATTGTAAACAATAGTTGTCATATAATAGTCTGTTATACTGGGACGTCATTTATAATTTATAGTTTGATAAAATAGTATTCCTAAATAAATGGCTTACCTAATATGCAGCGGTGGTGACAAATATAAATTACAACTGTGATTACACAACTACAACAGTAGTTTACATGTTTACAAATAGTTGCATATGGTGCACAAATGTTACTGCATATATGCATTTATCGCTTTTAGCTGGAAGTATATTTTTGGCTGTGAATAAAATATTACTAGTTAGTATATGTCAGCACCGACAAACATGATGCCCACTCCGCCATTCCAGCAATGGCAAAACTTTGCCCCCCCGTATGCCTACGACCCCAGAGACGAGACTGAGGTTCTTACAGCAATTAACGATAGCGAGCGTAACCTTACTGCCAGTCACGCCGGTATTACAAAGGACATTCACCAGACAACACTCGGTCTTCGCGACGCAATCGAGAAGGGGACCTATTTGAACAGCAATTCGATTGAACGTACATCTGGACAAACTGTGTCCGCAGTTGAGCGCAACGGCAGTCAACTCGGCTCTGCTGTTGAGCGAGGACATGGTGTTATTATGACCGCTATTGAGAAGGTCGCTGGCGAGAACCGCCTTACTACAACCGTGACTGATGCGGCCAGTCGCCAGGCTTCCGCTGATAGCGCACGTGATTTGGCTATTGCCATTGAGCGCAATGGTGCCAATGCTGTAAATGCATCACAAAATGCAAGCGGAACATTGCTCGGTTCCATTGAGCGCAATGCTGGCGAGAACCGCGTTACCACTGTCACATCTCAAGGATTTTTGGATACTAAAATCACTGATACTCGCCACTCTATTTTAAATGCAATGAATGTTTCGGCTGCCGAAATGCACGGAGAAGTTGTTCAAATGAGTAACATTCTAGGAAAGTCTATTAATGACAGTGCTTGGGAGACCAGAACTGCCTTATCTACTGGATTTTCCGCTGTGGCAGTTGGAGTAGAGAGGTCTAAGTCTGATTTATCCTCGCAGGCTTCTTCCCAGTATGCTGCTTTATTATTGGAGCAGCAGAAGATGGGACAGTTCTTATCATCCAAGTCTGACAATCAATTCGCAATGACCCAGATAGAAATCTTGAAATCTAAGTCCGATTTGGCTACCCAGTCTGCTCAACAGTTCGCTATGACTCAATTGGAATCCCAGAAGTTAAGCGCGCTCGTTTCTGCCCAGATGGCGGAGGCGAAATACGATGCTCTTAAGAATACACAGGAACTCGGCAAGCAAATCGCTGAGTGCTGCTGCTCTCTCAAAGAGAAGAACGATGAGATTGAGACGAATCGTCTTCGCGATGGTCTTGCCAACGCAAACAACGACAACAATATGTTGAAGGTGCTTGAACAGGCGAGACAGGGTTCTGGACCTTTGGGCCAGGGCATATTGGGTGCTTACGGTTACCCAGGTGTTGGTCCCTACGGACCTGGCTACGGCTACGGACCCGGACCTAATTACAGCGAGGGTGCCAACGTGAACATATATGAGAGACGCGGTCGTAGACACAGACGTAGTCATCACGATGATTCTCGATGCAGCTCTCGTTCCGGCTCTCGCTCTCGCTCTCGTTGAAGTCGCGAGGACGATGAAGAGTATATTAAGTCGTTAGTAATTAATATCAAACCAGAGAATAGGTCTTGGGCAGAAAGTGGCCGGTCTGGTAATAACCAAACTGCAGTTGAACCCATACAAGCACCAGAACCGGTAGTCGAACCTGCACCAGAACCTGAACCCATACAAGCACCAGAACCTGAACCCATACAACTACTGGAGCCTATACCGGAACCTACACTCATACAAACATTGGAGCCTATACCGGAACCGGCAGAGGAACCTGAACCTGTAGCCGAACCTGCACCTATACTAATGCCTGAATCTGCACAGGAGCCTGAACCGGTACAAGCAGAGTAAATTACATACCTCTATAAGTAAAACAAACATGACACAAACGCATTCTATTCTTATAGAATACTCTTCATTGGCCATAGTATAGACTACCTTAAAAAATATAATAAAAATTCAATCGCTTTTATTATAGACTCAAATATTTACACAATTTTTGCAGATTACAGTTGTAATTTACAAAATCACAGTTGTAAATTACAAATAATTTCACAAATTCGTTTTTTTTGTAATTACAGATTCACTACTGTGAAAAGTACTTTGACACACCCTGTATAAAAAATTGATACGACTGACGGGATGTATTGACTGCATAACACCGTTATAATCAGCTTTACATCAATCATGTTATCTAATCCCAAGTTTATGGCCGGCGAAATTGCGCGTTCGAAATGGAGAAAGCCACTGTTGGCCGAACCACTCACTATATTCGATTATTGTAATCGAGCGACCGGGTCAAACTTCATCAAAATGGCGGATGTTGTATTGGACGACGGCACTGCACGGCGTACGACAGTACAAACCGTTCCAGCCGACGAAGAAAAATGGAAGGAAACCGCCGAACATATTTATATTATTACGCGAAATGCTGAAATTATGAAAATCGGCGGAACCCGTACCGGAATGAAGGCGCGATGGGGGTCGTATTTATGTGGCCATTGTGTCGCCGAGCGAATGAATAAGCACGGAGAACCCAACCCAGGCAAGATGTCTGTCACAAATGCGCATTTGTATCATACTATCGAACACGATTTGTTGCTGGGAAATAAGTGGGAGTTTTATAGCTGGAAGCTACCGGATACAACCGTATCTGTCGAAATTCTCGGGGAAATGATTCAGGTGGTTGCTCAAACATATCATGCTTATGAATCCAGATGCATTGAATTGTTTAAGACGATTACCGGACATATTCCACAACTATGCGACAATGCCGACCCTAATTACAAAACGAAAAAAGAATAAACAATATATAATCGACAAACCATACCGGGCAACCTCATAATCGGCACATTTTATTGTAACTTAACTAAACAAATACTTTTTTGCTGTACGAAATACTCGACCAGCTCGTCATTCCGGTAATCTTCGATGTATTTTATTTCGCGAACACCGGCCGCAATTAATAACCGCGTACAAATCAAACAGGGATAGTGTGTTATATATGCAGTAGCGTCGTTACACGATACTCCGCGCTTCGCGCAATCACAGATTGCATTTTGTTCTGCGTGTATTGTTGCTTGTTCGTGATTGTCTCTTACAATGCTCGTGTGCGGACACCCCGGTAAAAAACCGTTGTACCCCTGACTAATAATACGATTGTCTTTTACAATTAAACACCCGACTTTGAGTCGCTCGCATGGCGAGCGCTTCGATGTTACTTGCACAATTTCTTTGAAATAGCTATTCCAGTCCGGCCGGGATTCCATAAATATATGTTGAAATACAATATCAACATATGTTTATTAGGTTTGTGGGCATATGTTTATGGGCATGTTTATGACTTAATGTTCGGAAATAAACCGTTTTTCTTCGTCACTTATATTGAAGTAACTATAAATACTGTTTTCATCGACCACATCGACCTGCGGAATAGGAAAACTCTGCAATATGCGAATATTATTAAAGTTCCCCCATCTACAAATGTTATTAATAAACACATACAGCGGGTGTTCCAGTATTTGTTTGATGCGATTTGCGTCTTCTATGCTACTACATCGTATGAAAACGATTGACTGCGTCATCCCACAATTATCTACATACACATTATATTTGTCGGTTGTTGACATAAACACCTTATATCCGTCCTGAAATTTATGTGGCCTCGACGCGTAACACGTTTGCTTTGGAGTATGAATTAACCGATGCTTGTATACATCGTCTGCCACGTCTCGAATGAATTCTCGCTTTGTATATCGATGTAAATCGCTACTGGTTTCTACACGATATTTGGGGAGGGTTTCTCTGTCGATTGTCTTTGCCAATATACTATAGATTTCTTCTGTGTATAGAAGTGGGATGTATTTTCTCTCAATCGATGGAACGGAACTCATGTATTCATTCTTTTTCCATATTCCTGACACTGTAATATTGCGATGTGCTGGCCTGTTTTGAATTAAATACCATGTAAAACTGGACCCGATTTTCTTGAAATATCGCTTTGCTCGATGAATATCGAGTCGCACGATTTGCAATCGTGTTAGAATTTTGATGAGCTCGTTGCGGTCTGCATACGACATCCAATTATCCGGGGTGATAAACAACAAATATCCGTCTGGTTTTAATACGTCCAGTGTTTTTTGGATAAAATCCTTGATTAAATTGTGATTCTTCGATGCGCGCTTGCCGTTTTCCAATAGCTTTGCATACGGCGGATTTGCGACAACCAGGTCGTATTTGGTCGGGTATGCCGTTTTTAGAAAGTCGTGATGTGTGATTTGTAGTTGGTAATTGGCCACATCGAACATTTCGCGGACATTATCGAGACGCTGCGCATTGATGTCGTTGAATTCGAGCATATTTTGTAACACTATATGGGGTTCATGGTGGTCGATTAACTTGTGATATATGTGGACGCCGAAATTGCCATTTCCGCAACAGGTGTCCATTATACGTAAATCGGGACTTGACCAGAAATCGGCTGGAATGGAGTCGATTAACTCTTTTACACACTTCATTGGGGTGGGTTCGTCGTTTGTAGACATGTAGGTGGTCTTGTCGACGTTTAATACAGTGTCATAATGTCTGCAGATTGATGCACATGACGCGGTTGTAATTGACATACGTGTCGGGGTCGCTGATTGTTCAGGCGATTGCTGGGGTGAGTTTTCTGGTGATTGTTCAGGTGAGGTGGCTGGCGTGGGTTCTTCTAATGAGTTGCTCGCGCTTGACGATGGAGTGCCGCGCACACACGATGTTTTTCGCTTCGTATGTTGGACATAATGAGACCTCTGCGAGAATTCTTTGTTGCACTTTTCACAATTATAATTTGGCATTGTTCGTAAATGGATTATAATGATTTACGTTAGTATATTATTATAATTTATGGCGTACGTTTATATCAATTTTCCAAAAGCATTATGTTGTTTTGTTCACGAACAACTCTTTTGCCATTGTCTTGATAATCTTGTTGTCTAACTTGATTTGCTCGTCTTCGACGTCGCCCAATATAGCGCGCATCATTTTGTAACAGAATTCGTAGTTGCGGCTCTCCATTACTTCACAATCTGGGTGCGCAGTTCTCCAAACGGGGACGGTTCTGTAGTTATTCATGGAAATACGGCTCAAAATTTTGCGGAGTTTGGATAGCTCTTCTGTGTCTTTGCTCCATCCCGCGTCGTCCTTGATATACATGGTCTCTCGCTTAATATCGGTACAGTGAATGGGGCGCTTTGTAATATCCATGTCTTTGAGGCGGGCCATGATCATTTTGGTCATGCCATTCACATATCCGTGGTTGCCGATGTATTCCAGTTCGTCGATGTGAACATTCAGGTTGCGGAGAAAATCGGTGATGCTTATTGCGTCTTTGCATGTATCGTTCAGGAAAAAATTCAGGTTGAACTTATTCGATGTGTTATTGTTGTTGTTAATCGTTTTTCCTTCTTTGAACATTTCCACCATTTGGTGTTGCAGTTCGTTATTTTGGGCGTATGACTGCTGCAACTGTAGTTGGGTTTCTTGCATCTGTTTGTTTTGGTCAATCATCAGTTGCTTGAACTCTTGGTTTTGACGGAGTAGCTCGACAATTGCAGCTGGACTATTGTGTATATCAACACATGCAGACGCGCTCGTGAGTTCAAATGGATTACCTGATTTGTCGCCACTGTTAATATATACTTTACATGTTTTTCGATGGCAACATAGACTCGGCATATGCTTGTATACTTTTCCACATATACATATATTTTCAGTGGCGACTTTTGGCGACTTTTCATTAGGATTTATTAGTTTTTTATGTTTTGCAGTCATTAGATGTTTATTGAAGTCACTTTTTTTGCTGCACGTATAGTTACATGGAATACATTCATGAGTCGATGCGACTTTTAGCGACTTTATATTAGGCATAAATTAGGATATATTCCTAATGAGAAAATCTCCTAAACCTTTCTACGCAAAAATCACAAAAAAAAGTATGCAGTCAAACTAATTTGGGTTTTTCGGGATTTACAGCATTATGCAGCAAAACTGATTTTTCATATTTTCAGAAAAAAGAAATGGCCTCGCTTTTCAAAAATGGACATTTTTAAAATGTCCATTTTCAGAAAACTGCAACACAAATTTATATAACCGTTTTGATGGGAACTATATTTGTGGGAACATCGACACATTTATATGTTCACAAGCTTGGGTCGTCAAAATCTAATGCAAACATATCATCATCATCTTCCGTGAATATATTAGGACCGGTCGTCTCATATCTAGAATATATGTGATAACTACACAGTGTCGCCATTATAGACCACAGAAATATGTTCCATATTTGAAAACAATAAATTATAAACATTAATATTTTCGACATGTTACAATTGTTCATATCTAAGAAAAACGCAAAGCCTTTTGAAACGGGTATGGTCATGAATTGCCGACATATTGGACAAGTATTTGCTACACTATACCATCTATTTACACAGCAAATGTGTAACCACCCACCGCACTCACATAGTTTTAAGTATATTTTCTGTGTTTTCCAATCAATCGGCGCGGCTTTATCGTCTGTATAGATTTCCAAACAAATCAAACATTCGTTCGATTGTATATTTACGATTTCTTGTATTTTATCGGGTAAATATTCGTAATGGTCTATAACTCGTGGAACATGAAACATAATATACATATCTGGTATATATTTATATCATTGCATGTCTTTTCTAATCTTCGCTTGTGTAAAATCCATTATTTTCATGTATTTACGCGAAAATAATGAGTCGGTTATTGGTCAGGTTCTCCATTCTCTCAAATATATTGTGTAAAAATAACCCAAAAATATTATGATGCAGTTGTTTTATCCAGCTTTATTTCAGGCAAAACCTTCTTGTATATTTTCTTGTTGAGTTTATCGTGGTCTTCATAGTTTCCAAGTGAATGGACACATGCTTTTGCATAGAAATTGTATTCGGGCGTGTCCAACTCGCGAGCTTGTGGATTGTCTCGCACGTATTGTTTCACCTCGGCATAATATTTATTTTCGATGCTGTTTATCAATCCGTTCATGATTGGCGCATCCGCAGTGCTTTTATTCCACGTTTCCATGTCTTTTATATATACCGTTTCGCGTTTCAGGTCGGTACAATGAAGCGGGCGGTCAGTTACAGCCATATTATTGAGTGACTGGATGAGAAGTTTGCTAATGCTGTCCACGTAGCCGTCCTTGGAAATTGCCACCAAATGACTCATGTTGATTTCGATGTTTTTAATAAAGTCTTGTAAGCTGATGGCGTCTTTGCATTCTTTCTCAAGGTAAAGCTGGACGTTGAATGTATTATTGCTGTTGGTATTCGTGGTATTGTTGTTATTGCCGATATGGGGAATCATTTCTCTCATGGTGTTTTGCAGTTCCTGGTTTTGCTTGATAAGGTCGTCTTGTTGTTTATCTTTTGCGGCCATTTGGGAAATAAGTTCGTCTTGATGCTTATCTTTTGCTGCCATTTGTGCAATAAGTGCATCTT